CCTACACCCGGAGCACGAAGCTGCGGGGTGGCGGTGTCGAGTGCGATGACTTCAAGAGCGGCCATAACTCACCTCAAATCGGATTGTAGCTGGTGCCGTCAGATGACAGCACGGCTTGTGGGACGGCGTAGCTAGTGCCGTCAGATGATAGGACGTTGCGCGATGGCGCGTAACTGGTGCCGTCCGAGGATAGGACTGCGAAGGTGGAGGATGCGCTTGGGCGCAGCCGATCAACCGCGTATCCGAACCCGAAACCGGGCATCAGCCCAGCCCGTGCAGCACGGCAACGGTGGTGCCGCTGGCCCGAACGTATTGAGCCCGCACCGAAAGAACCTCACCCGCCGCCATCGTCACCGTGACATCGGCCGAGGAACCAATCGCGCGCAGCACGACATCGCCTGCGCCGTTGGCGCGGATCGCCTTGGGAATCGGCGACACGGCATTGCTGGCGTGCGGCGTGATCAGGAACATGTCGCGCGCGGGCGCCGAAACCGAGTCCGAATGGGATGAAAAATTGTCGGCCATCGCTTGTCCTTGTCAAACTGGAATCATGCAGCACGGTTCGGGATGGCGGCGGAGCGAGGGGATAAGGCACCCTCCGCCGCCAACCCGAACCCCGGTGCCGCCGGGATGGAAGCGGCACCGGAGAAGCGGTTGTCAGATCGATCAGACCTCAGGCCTGGGCAGCGCAGGGCTCGCTCTGCGGCGCACCCTTGACGACGATGGCAGCAATCGGCGTGCCGGTGCCGTGAGTGCCGCTGAAGTCTGCGAGCAGCTTCAGGTAGCGCTTGCCGCCGATATAACCGAAGCGATAGCTGGCAGCCGCCGCGTGCGCTGCGACCAGCGACTTGATGATGCCGCTGCCCGAAACCGTCACGCCAAGCATGTCGGCAGTGGTCACGTCCGAATAGGTCGAATCGTCATCCGAATGGGTGAGCTTGAACTCGACCTTGTTGGTGCCGCTGAAGGTGATGCCGCCAGCGCCGATGCCGAGAAGAATCTCTGCGCCTTCGAAACCGAGCAGGTCGACCGCTGCGGGGGTGTTGTCCGCCGCAAGGGTGGCGGCGCCGATGAGCGTGGCAACGCTCATGCTGGAATGGATGTCTCGCATGGAAATACTCCCTGTGTCTGGGATGGAAAGGAAAGCCCGGCGGCAGGCGAATAAGGCCTGCCGCCAGGTTATTCAGAAGAGGCGACCGATCAGGTCGAGCACTTCAGCAGCTTGATCGCTTCGAAGTTCACCACCGCGCCGCCGACGCGCTTCGTGCTGTAGAAGTGCACGTTCGGCTTGTTGGTGAACGGATCGCGCAGGACGCGGACGCCCGTGCGATCGGCGATGAGGTAACCGCGCTGCCAGTTGCCGAAGGCGACCGGGAAGTTGCCTGCGCCCAGTGCCGGCATGTTGTCGTCGGTGACGACCGGCTTGCCGAGGATCAGGCCCGACATGTCGGCAGTCGGCGGGGTCCAGAGGTAATTGCCCTGGCCATCCTTGAACTTGCGGATCGTGCCCAGCACGGCATCGCTGGTGAGGAAGCTGGCGCCGTTCCGGTAGCCCGACTTCAGGCTGTAGAACAGGTCAACCAGCGCATCGGCGGGGTTCGAGCTGGCGAAAGCTGCTGCGGCACCAGTAACCGAGAAGCCGAGGCTACCCCAAGCATAACTGCCATTGGCCACCGGGGTTTCCGAAAGGAAGCCCTTCGGCTTGTTGATGCCGTTGCCCGAGATGAAGGCAGCGCCTTCCTGCTCAGCGAACTCGATCGAGACCTCGTCGGCGAGCCACTGCTCGACATTGAGAAACGCATCGTCAAGCGACCGCTGGGTCGCCGCCGGGTTTGCATAGATCTCGCCGCTGTTGACGGTGATCTTTGCCAGCGTCGGCGTGTCGGTTTCGGTGCGGGCAGCTTCTTCGCCGACCCAACCCGAACCACTGCCACCCTGGCTGACCAGTACGGCATATTCCTGCGCCGAAATGGTAACCACGCGGGCGAGGCTGCGAACGGCCGAGACCGTGCCGAGAACCCGGCTGATCGTGCGATCCATTTCTTCGGGAACCAGATAGCCGCCGTCGGGATCCGACTGGGTCGTCAGACCGGCGCGAACCTGCAGGTCGGCAAGGCCAGCCTCGGCAGTGCCGCGGCGAAACCACTGGTTGAACGCGGTGCGGTGTTCGCGGGCTTCGACAGTGAGCTGTTCGCCGGGACCGCCACCAAGGCGCAACGCATCGAGCTGCTCGCGCTGGGCATTGACCGTGGTGGTCAGCTCGGTGACCGAGGCATTGATGCGATCGACGTGTTCGTTGGTGACAACGTCGTCGCGGCCACGTTCGAGGGCAGCGAGGCGTTCGTCGTTCTTTTCACGGAACTGCGCGAAAGTCTGGTTGAGGGTGGTGAGCGACGCGGCAATATTCGAGGTATCAGCACGCGCGGCGACAATCCCGCGAAGGCGGGCAGGCGAGTTCTTCTGCATGAGGGAAAATCCTTCAGTTGATTTTGAGGGTCTCGATCAACGCCTTCAGGGCGCTGTCGATTTCGCCTGCATCGCGCGCGGCGGATTTGGTGCTTGCATCTCGCGGGGCACCGAGTGCGGAAATCATCTGCTGACGATCACCACGGGAAAAACCGGCCCGGGCAAGGGCCGCTTCAGTCTGGCGCCGGGCGCTCAAGGCTGGGTCTAGTTTGCTGCTGGCCGAGGCGGAGATGTCGGCCGCATCGATCTGCGCGTCGGCGAAGCCTTTCTTCACGGCGTCGCCTGCGCCCATCCAGCTTTCGGCGTGCATCAGATCGACGATCTCAGCGCGCTTCATGCCGGTGCGGGCGTGGTAGATATCGGCGAGGCCACCATCGAAACCGGCAAAGACATCGGCAGCGGCGCGCATGTCAGCCTGATTGCCGACGACGACGCCCCACGAATTGTGAATCATCATGAAGCTGCCGGTCGCCATGTTGATCGTATCGCCAGCCATCGCAATGATGCTGGCGGCGCTCGCAGCAAGGCCCATCACGTTGATCGTGACATGGCCCTTATGCTGCACCAGCATGTTGTAAATCGCGATGCCCTGAAACATGTCGCCGCCGGGGCTGTTGACGTTGACGACAACATCCCGATCGCCGATCGAGCGCAGAGCGGCAGACATCCGGGTATCGGTGAACCCGCCACCACTCCACCAGTCTTCGCCGATCACGTCATAGATCGAGATCGTCGCATCGGCGCTGTCTGCCGCCGCCAGCGGAGCCTCGGCCCACTTGGCCAGCACGTCCGCAGGTGCATCCCACTGGAAGTTCTTCGGGCGGGCAGGCGCAGCGGCCTGCGGCAGTTCACGGATTGACATTGCTGCCGTCCTTCATGTTGTTGCTGTCGCCGCCTGCGGTGTTTGGCGGATCGTAATAAACGTCCCCGCCTAGGCGAGGGTTGAGGTCTTCCAGCGCGCGCACTTCGTTCGGGCTCATCACGCCCCACTGCATCGCCTTGACGTGGGCTTCCCAGCGGGTCTTGATGTCGCCGCGCACCAGCGCGTTGCGGTTGAACCGCGCGTAAATCTTCGGGTTCTTTTCCCAGTCGATCAGGTCGGCCCCGATGGCCTCTTCCCACGCGGTGAGGCTGTCTTCGAGCGTGTAGGTAACGAAGCCCTGCCCCTGAGTTTCAAGCCCGGTGCCCCAGCTGGTCGCCTTGTCGGTGTCGCCGATCATGTGCGGCGGCACGCCGAAGAACATCGCGATGTCGCCGCGGCTGAACTTGCGCGATTCGATCCACTGCGCATCCTCGGCGGTCAGCGCCATCTGCGTGTATTCAAGCCCGTCTTCGAGCACGATCGACTTCATGTCCTTCGACCCGCCAGCGCGGAACTCGTCGAGCTGGGCGCGCAGGCTTTCGGCCTGCTCCTTGGTCAGCGTGCGCCCTGCCGGCAGTTTGAAAGCGCCGGTCACGTTCGCGCCGTTGCGGAACACCGAAGATCCGTGCGCTTCCTCGGCCAGCGACAAGCCGATGGTCTCGCGCATGTAGGCCATCGGGTTGAGGCCCTTGATGCCATCAAGCGACAGCCCCATCAGGTGGAACACATCTTCCTTCGGCAGTACGATCTTGCCGCCCGTCTTGCGGGTGAATTCGTAAACGACTGTCTGATCGTCGAGCTGCTTCGGCTCAACACGATCCGGGTGCAGCGGCGTCAGAGATAGCACCTGGCCGCTGACGCCGCGCGAGATCAGAGCATAGGCGTTGCCGCGCAGCAGGACGTGGGCTTCCATCATCCGCTTGAACTGGGCAGGCTTCTGCCACTTGTTAGGGCGGCGGCAGACCACCTTCCACACCGGCAGATCGGAGCGATCGCGCCGGGTCGTCTCGTTAACCCGCTCATTGATGTCGAGCGGCATGTTGGCAATCGCGCCGGCACGAATCCGCACGCAGGCAAAGACTGCCGACGTCCGCATCGCGGTCATTTCGGTAACCGGCTGGCCAGAGCCCGACGTCATCCCGGTGCGCAGCGCTTCTTCAAGCTCCTGTGGCGAATTGATCGAGATCATCGTCGATCCGCCAGACGCCTGCGGACCCGAGCCCTGCAAATGCGCAGGCGCGGAATCGGCAGGTGGAATGCCGAAGAGGGCGCGAAAGAAGCTCACAGCATCAAACCGTAATCAGCCCGCGCGAGGCGTAGGGTGATTCGATCATCGCCGCCGAAGCCACCGGCCCCAGCTCCATCACCTTTGCGGCGTTGAGCATGGCCACCAGCGGGTCGATCTTGCCGGCCCCTGAAGTCTCTTTGTCGACGTACAAGGCAGAGCCCCTCAGCTTGACCAGTGCGTTCGAGACGCACCAGGCCATCAGGTTCGAACCGTCATGCCGGAACATGCCGTCGCCGAGCTTGAACTCGACGGTGTAGATTGCGCTCGACAGACCCACGCCCTGCCGGATGGCGGCGATGTGGCCTGCGCGCTTCAAATTCTCGTCGCCGGGATCGAACCCGGCCTGCACCAGCGCATCGACCAGCGGCCCCATGCCCCAGGCATCGACCGCGAGGCCGCCCTCGCCGGGCATCAGCCCGCTATCCCGCACCTTGATCGCCAGCGCGGCAATCGCGCCGACCAGGTCTTGCCCGGTATCGACCAGCGTCAGGTCGCCATCGGCGGCGAACCCGTGCAGCGCCGGGGCAATCTGCTTTCTGCGTTCGAGCGCGATCCGCTGCGCCCAGGCGTGGGCACAGCCCAGCCAGCGCCCGGTGTCTTTCTCTCGCCCGATCACGGCGAACCCGAACAGATCGTCCCGCCCGCCGCCATCGATGCCAGCGACCACCACTTCGCAGCGGCGGAACAGGACATCGAGGCGGGCCGTGAAGGGCAGCCCGGCCAGTTCTTCGTCTTCGGCAGCGAGCCACAGGTCTGCCGCGCTCCACCGATCGCGGCGGAGGCGCATCCCGATTTCGACGTTCAGGTGCTTGGCGAGGAAGATTTGCAGGCCCTCGCCTTCGCCCATCAATTCCTTGCCGAGTTCCTTTTCCAGCCATTCCCGGCTGACCGATCGGCCCATGTGCGGGTTGGTGAGGTAAAAGAACTCGGGGTCGAGGTAAGCCTCGGCCTCGAGCAGCTCTTCCGGCCACTCGAAAAGGATGGCCAGCGACTGCGGATCATCGACCACGCCGTCGCGGACATCGCGGAAATAGGCCAGCTTGTCCTTGAACACGCCGGTCGGTGGTTCGTCCGAGTGCGTCGTGATGTAGAGCGTGAAGCCTTCGGAACGGGCAGAGCCGCCGCCAAGGGCCTCGCGCAGCATCGCCGCCGACTTCGGTTTCTTGCCGAACAGCCAGAGCTCTTCGATCAGGGTGATCGAGGCCTTGCCGCCGGCCACGGTATCGCTGTCGGCGGCGATCACCTTCAGCACCGAGCCGTTGGCCAGATGCTTGATCTGGCGCTGGTGCTCGATGACCTTCAGGATCGTCGCCAGCTCCGGATCGGCGCGGACCATGCCCATCGCCGGTTCGAAGCTGTTGTTCGCCACCTCGATCGTCGGAGCGAGGATCTGCAGAATCGCGTTCGGGCGCCAGTTGACGATCAGCGCCGTGACCATGATCCCGGCGGCAATCATCGACTTGCCGTTCTTCTTGCTGATCAGGAGCATGAACTCCTTGATCAGGCGGTGCCCGGTGTCCGGGTCTTCTGCGCCGAATATGGCTGCGACCAGGTCGAAGACGAACTGGTCGCAGACCTCACCCAACGTCGGATGCGACCCGTCGGGCTTGCGCGGCAGATCGGTGACCTGCAGCGATTTGAACACGCCCAGCGCGTCGGCCGCCTTGTCGGCGAACAGCGGCGCGAAGGGCACGAGGCTTTGCCGCGCAGTGATCCGGTCCTGCCAATCGGGGCAGGAGGTCGTCCACTTGGGCAGGGCCATCAGTTGAACAGGCGGGGCGGCGGGCGCTGGCCGAACTTGCCGGTCAGCGTGCCTGCAGCGGCCTTGGCTTCTTCCTTCTTGCCGAGCTTCTCCGCCTTCTCGCGCCGGTCGGCGGGGAGAGACTTGGCCAGCTGACGGGTCTTCTCGGCGGCCAGCATCTTGTCGAGCTGGCGCATCGCGGCGACGTTGCCGGCCTCGGCCCCGTCGATCAGCTTGGCCATCATGCCCGACCGGAGCAGCAGCTCGGCATCGGCGGCGCGCTTCACTTCTTGGGGAAATACTTTTCGCAAAGTCTTCGCGTCGCAGCCGATGATGCGCGCCACGTCGCGGACCTTTTGTCCCGACGCAAACAGCACCATGATTTTGTTAGACTTTTCCCGCGACCACGCGAACGGCGGCCGACCAGGCCCCCGAGGTTCAGCAGGCGCCCAGCCAAACAGGCCAGCCACCGCCTCAGAATTCGCGTCCACCAGAAAAAACTCTCCGAATGAGAGATCGGAAGAGCGTCGTGTAGGGAAAGAGTGTAGATCTCGG